AATGTTAGTAACTTTCATCAACAGGTGTTAATATGAATGATTCAATGATTGAGTATATGGACAACCAAGAGCAAGAACTTGTACGCTTTGAGTGCTGGTATCACTCTGTGATTGATGATATGGCTGGTCTTATACGTGCCAATGGCTATGAGCAGGTTATGTTTGATGTAATGTGTGCTGTGAAACGAATGTCTGAAATTGATACAAAGGAAGTGAAATGAAAAAGTTTATTATTAGTGCGTTGATTGGCTTGTCTATTGTTGGCTGTTCGTCTGACGCTGATATTGCATCCCGGAATATGTCTAAAGCTGCTGATATGTTTGAAGTCACTCGCCGAGTTGTCTTCTACAACGGAATCAGCGGTGAGTACATGATGACCATTGAAGGCCTATGCTCATTAGGCAACAAGGACACAGCTCGTAGCCTGTCGATCACCTGCAAAACAGGCCCAGACACGTACAAGAAACACTTTCTAGGTCTCTCAGATAACGTGACCTTCTTTGTGGAGCAGTTAGAGCCTAAGAGTGTGAGCACGTATCACTACAAGGTTATTTTCAAACCTCAATCAATCCTCCCTGATGTTGACTTTAAAGCTAAACTGTAAGGGATGAACAATGCTTGTCTCACTGTTTGTAGGTGTCTTAACACTTTTAAAGGTGGTGCTTAAATGACGAATAACAATCCGTATAGTTTACTTGTTAATGCTGAGAATGCTCGATGCGTCATTGAGTTTGATGTTGACAGCGAAGGAGACATTAACTATGAAACATGGGAACTATTCTTGATTGATTCATGGACAGCCATCAATGATGCAATCCATGACAAGACTTGGGAGTCCATTGAAGACCAGATTAAGGCACAATGGAAGGATGTAGAGGAACAACAGAGGGCTTATGATGAGCACTATTGACACAACAGCACGCAGTGCAATGAAGCTGGCGCTGGAGGCGTTGGAAAACGGAGTAGATGGACAAACATCTATTGAAATGGATGAAGCCATCAACCTCCTGCGAGAAGAACTGGCAGAGCCAACTGTCAAGCAATCCTGTGTTGCCTGTGAAGGGAATCCCCAATTCCCCAACAGCCCCTGCACTTTGTGTGGATGCGTGGCAGAGCAGCCAGCACAGCGGCAATGGCAATCGCTGACGGATGAGGAATGGCAAGACCTCTCTGACAGCTACGGCATGATTCTTTTTGGCCGATTCAAGAACGAAATCGAGACAAAACTGCGCGAGAAGAACACATGACATCCAAGTTCTTACGTCATATCGCCTGTGAGCATTGTGGGAGCACTGATGCAGCGGCGCTCTATGACGATGGACACACACATTGCTTTGCTTGCGGTGTGACAGAGCACGAGGGTGCTTACGATGAGCGAACGGTAATTAGGGACGCAGTAGCGCCCAACAAGAAGGTTATTATGGACATCCGAGGACAATGTAAATCAATACCTGATCGAGGAATCAGTCAGGCAACCTGTGAGAAGTACGGAGTAACAACCGATGGAGACAACCAATATTATCCTTACACTGACGCAGCAGGAGTTAGAACGGCTGTTAAACAACGCACTGTTTCTACAAAGAAATTCTCTATCTCAGGAGACTTCAACGGAGCAACTCTTTTCGGTCAGTCTCTCTTTCACGAAGGAGGAAAGGCTCTCACCATCACAGAAGGAGAACTTGATGCTCTCGCAGCTTTCCAGATGCAAGGAAGTCTCTATCCTACAGTGAGCATCCGTAATGGCGCTCAAGCAGCGTTAAAGGACTGCAAAGCTAACTACGAGTGGATCAACACCTTTGACTCTGTAGTCATCTGTTTCGATGGTGATGAGCCGGGGAAGAAAGCTGCTAAGGAAGTGGCTGAGTTGTTCGGCAACAAAGCCAAGATCATGCAGTACAAGGACGGTTACAAGGATGCTTGTGAGTACCTGATTGCAGGGGCTTCTAAGGAGTTTGTGAATGCATGGTGGAGGGCTTCACCGTTTGTTCCTGATGGCATTGTCAATGCTGCTGATCTCTGGGAGGAAATCTCCAAGCCAGAGCCTGTGGCAGAGGCTTTGTACCCGTGGGCAGGATTGAATAAACTCTTGTACGGTATCCGACCTGCTGAGTTGATTACAGTTACCGCAGGCAGTGGCTTGGGTAAGAGTCAATTCTTGCGTGAAATACTGTACAATCTGCTGAAGACAACGAGCTGGAACATTGGAGGACTCTTCTTGGAAGAATCTACCCGTAAGACAGCACGAAGTATCATGTCATTGCACGCTAACAAGTTGTTGCATTTGCCTGATACGCCTACAACTGAACAGGAATTGAAGGAGGCTTTTGATGGAACCATTGGTAGCGGCCGTATTTATCTATTTGACCATTTCGGCAGTAGTGATGTGGATAACATCTCCAACCGTATCCGATACATGGCGAAAGCTTGTGATTGTCGTGTTGTGTTTCTGGATCACATTAGCATTGTTGTATCTGGCCAAGACCTTGGAGACGAGCGTAAAGCTATTGACAATATGATGACAAAACTACGCACACTGGTGCAGGAGCTAAACATCACTCTGATCTGTGTGAGCCACCTTCGTAGGCCTCAGGGTAACCAAGGCCACGAGGATGGTGGTAGTGTATCCCTGTCTCAGTTGCGAGGCTCTGGAGCCATTGCACAACTGAGCGATGCAGTGATTACTTTGGAAAGGAATAGCATGGCTGAGAACGAAGATGAACGACACCTTACCAAGATTGCAGTGGCAAAGAATCGTTACAACGGTGAGACTGGCCCTGCTTGCAAGTTGCAGTATAATGGGTATACTGGACGTATGATTGAAGTTGAGGATGAGGTTCTTTGAACCGAATGAATAGGAAGTGATATGATAGACAATGTAATCCCTTTTAAGGAGCCTGATCCTAAGTGTAGCTTCTGTGGTACGCCTAAGAGTGCTGCTCAGAAGTTCGTACAAGGCCCTTACGGTAAGCATATCTGTGGTGTGTGTATTACTCACGCTACTAAACGATTGAAGGAGAGCGAAGATGGCAGCAAGTGACGGCGGTAAAGGATCTGCACCACGGCCTATCCCTGACCCTCAGAAGTTCAGTGATAATTGGGATCTGATCTTCCGTAAACCTAAAGAGAAACCTGAAGAGGATAAGAAGCATGAAAACAGTGATTGAGATGGCAAATGAAGCAGGATTAGAAAAGGTGTCGTCGGGTTGGAGGGCGTGGACAAAAGACTTGGCGCAATTTGCCGAGCTAGTCCGTGCTGATGCTATCGCTGACGAGCGAGAGGCGTGTGCTCAGTTATGTGCTGAGGATGCGTCTGGGAGAGATAGTGGAGGCTACTACGCTGAAATTATCCGTGACAGGAGCAACACATGACAGTAGAACACTTAATCGTAGGCGCTACCGGCATCGGATACCTGATCGTAGGTGTGCTACAATGGACTAAGGGAGAAATCTCTAACGGGATGATCTGGACTGGGTATAGCTTTGCTCAGATCGGTTTATGGCTTAACATTCGATGAGGAGAAAGATCATGGCGGATATCAGCATGTGTAACGACTATTCATGTCCTGACTTTGAAAGGTGCTACCGAGCACAGGCGAAGCCTTCGGAGTATCGTCAGAGTTACTTCTCAGGTTCCCCTCGGAGCATGGATGGTTGTCAATACTTTGGGCCTTTGGAAGAAACAAATGAGAATCGTACTGGACATCGAAACAAACCTAGCACACGACAAGATACACCTAGTCGTAACTAAAAACATTGACAGCGGAGAAGTAAGAACATGGAAAGTAGCCGACAACCTGCGGGAGTATTTAAAGGGCGTGTCGTTGATAGTCATGCACAACGGCATCTTTTTCGATGCACCAGTATTGAATCGCTTATGGAAGACGAAGATTCGTTTGAGTCAAGTGTACGATACATTGATAGTAAGCAGGCTTCTCGAACCGAGCCGCGAGACAGGTCACAGCCTCGAAGCATGGGGCAACAGTCTAGGCTTTCACAAGATTGACTACGCAGCCGTATGGCAGTGGATGATGGACAGGAAAGAGGAGTACAAGAATGAGTGTTTCGACTATCCTATTGACAGCCTTCTTACTGATTACTGTATTAGGGACGTTGAAGTTACTGCTAAGTTGTACTCTCACTTGGTTAGTGAACTGGAGCAGAAGCAGTTTAGCCAAGAGTCGGTAGACCTTGAACATCGTGTGGCAGCTATCATATCGGAGCAAGAGCGTAATGGATTCAAACTTGACCAGATCTACACAACCTGCTTACTTACTGACATCAAGTCAAAAGTGGCAGGAATATATGAGCGAATGCAACAGAGATGGCCTCCTGTCACTCTTGAGCGATTCTCTGACAAAACAGGAAAGCGACTCAAAGATTCCATTGTTACTTTCAACCCCGGAAGCAGACAACAGATCGGGGAGAAGCTGAAGGAACTTGGGTGGAAGCCTAAGGAGTTTACCGAGACAGGTATTCCTAAGATTGACGAGACTGTGTTGGCAGGCATCAAGATACCAGAGGCTCAGGTCATTGCTGAGTATCTGATGCTGAATAAACGTATCAGTCAGATCGAGTCATGGATGGAAGCTGTGGGTAAGGACGGTAGAGTTCACGGGAAAGTTATTACCAACGGCGCCGTGACCGGTAGGGCTACTCATTCATCACCAAATCTTGCCCAGATACCTAACACCTCATCTGTGTATGGTGCTGAGTGTCGTCAGTGTTGGACAGTAGAGGAAGGGAATGTGCAGGTTGGTGTTGACTTATCTGGTGTAGAATTACGGTGCTTGTCGCACTATATGCAAGATACTGAATGGCAGCGTGAATTGTTGGAAGGTGACGTACACTGGAAGAACACACAGGCTTTTGGCTTGGTTCCTATGGGTACGTTGAAGGAAGACACAAAGGAGCATAAAGATGCACGTAACTTGAGCAAGACACTGACCTATAGTGTACTGTACGGAGCAGGGGCAGCTAAGGTTGGATCTACTGTCGGAGGATCAGCGAAGCAGGGAGCTAAACTAATTGACAACTTTTTGAATAACACACCTTCTTTGAAGAAGTTGAAGGCAAAGGTTGATAAGTTAGCGGCTAAAGGCTTTGTTCCAGCTATTGATGGTCGAAAGATTTGGGTTCGATCTGAACATGCTGCTTTGAATAGTCTGTTACAATCAGCAGGAGCTATTATTGCAAAGAAGTGGATCGTATGTTTTACTGATGAGCTGAAGTCGAAGAAAATACCTTATAAGCTACTCGCATGGGTACATGATGAGGTACAATTAGAGACCCCAGCAGAATACGGAGAAATTGTGGGAAAAATTGTTGCTGATGCAGCTACGAATGCGGGTGAGCAGTTAAGATTCCGTTGTCCTATTGCTGCTGAATATCGAGTAGGGAAGAACTGGTATGACTGCCACTAAGTATCCTCAGGGTTACTTTAAAGATAAAGCTTGTAAAACTTGCGGGAGTGTTTTTACTCCTACAAATCCATGCAATATCTATTGTAGTCCTAAATGTAAAGGTAAAAATTCTTACTACAAGCGTAACTATGGTATAACTGATGCTGATCTGGCTGCTATGAAAATAGAGCAAGACAACAAATGTTATCTATGTCAAAGTGAAGGTTTTCTGATTGGTAAAAATAACCACAACGAAAAACTAGCTGTTGATCATTGTCATAAGACAGGCAAAGTCAGGAAACTTCTTTGTCACAACTGCAATAGAGCTTTGGGCCTGTTCAAGGACAACCCAGAACTGATGCGTAAAGCAGCAGACTATATTGAAGAAAATAATTGTAACAACCCTTGACATGACGTTAAAGTGCTGTACAATATTAGGTAAGAAGCGCCTGTGGTGAAACTGGTCAACACAGCAGATTTAAAATCTGCCGCCGTAAGGCTTACCTGTTCGAGTCAGGTCAGGCGCACCAAACATGACAGATCGGAAAGACGGTCACTTTCATAACATTTAAAGGAAATTCAAATGGATAACAAACCTGTCAAAGTCTCTGGTCAACTCTTCTGGTCTAACTGGATGAAAGAGTTCAACACTAAGTTCAATGAGGACAACACCAAGTACGAATGTACACTGGGTATGCTCTCTGACAAGGCTTGTGAGGCTCTGAAGGAGCAAGGTATCGTGATCAAGAACAAAGACACAATGGGTAACTACATTGTTGGTAAGTCTAAGTTCTTGTTCGAGCCTGTGGACGCTGAAGGTAATCCAGTGGCTATCGAGAAGATTGGTAACGGCACTAAGGTGACAGCTCTGGTAGGCTCCTATCGCCACAAGATGTCAGCTAAGTATGGTGCTGCCCCTAGCATCAGCAAGATCATCGTGACTGAACTGGTTGTCTACGGTGGTGACGATGGTGATGACAGCGAAGATGACATCCTGTAAGGAGCTAATTATGTTTGGTATTTTAAATTCTGTAGTTAAAGCTGCTGTTTCAGTAGTGGAAATTCCTGTTGCTGTTGCTGCTGATGTGGTGACTCTTGGTGGATCATTAACAGATACACAGCAGCCGTATACGGCAACTGCTGTTGAACATCTCGTAAAGAATGTTCAAGATGCTGCCAACCCGAACAAATAAGGAACCTAAGATTGCTCTTGTCGATGCTGACTTTTTAGTCTACCGTATTGGTTTCAGTACGGAAGATGAGCCAGTTGGCATTGCCAAGGCTAGGTTAACGGAGTGGTTAGAAGACTTTATCTATGTGAATCTCAAGGCTGATGAATACAAAGCTTGGATCACAGGTAAATCTAACTACCGTTATGACATTGCCAAGACAGTGCCATACAAAGGCAACCGTAAAGATGTTCAACGACCTAAGCACTACGAAGCCCTGCGAGAGCATCTAGTCAAGCGTCATGGGGCTATCGTTACGGTTGGTGAGGAAGCTGACGATACCGTAGCCATTGCGTCCACGAAGCTGTTAGATCAGTGTTGGATCGTTCATGTGGATAAGGACTTGGATCAGCTTCAAGGATGGCACTACAATCCTGTCAAAGATGAGAGATACTATGTCGATGAGTTCACAGCGTATAAGTCGTTTGCAACGCAACTTCTCACTGGAGATAGGA